CAATACGTCACCGCTTGAGTTGGCCGTGACAACCTTCGATGCTTCGACAGTACCTTCGGTTGTAATGTCTGTACGGTTCAGATCTGCACTGTCTGCTGTGACACCATCAAGGATATTCAGTTCTGCGCCTGTTGCGGTCACTGCTGTACCGGCAAGTGTCAGGCTTCCTGTGTCGAGAGCTGTAACCTTTAGGTCAACGAACATGTCAGTTACTGTCGCCGATGCACCACCACCGTCGAACTTAACGATCATGTCCTTGCCGTTATCGACTTGGATGTCGTTCGATGCGTTATACGTTCCTTGGAAGAGAAGGATGTTTTGAGTAGTCAGGCTGTTTCGGATGAACAGAATCTTTTCTGCGTCATTTGGTGTGAGCCGGACGAATACGTCACCGCCCAGATCTCCGCCATCAACAAATTCAATGAACTTGTTTCGGCCATCGGATGTTGATCCGTCTGTGATGTCGATGTCGTTTGGACTTCCAGAGGTGCCTGTTCCGGCGAGGGTGATTGACGCAACACCGTTAACGGCTTGGTCTAGAAGATCGAAGTTTGTGTTTGTTGTGTTACCCCACGTACCGGATTGTTCGCCTGTTGCGATCTTCTCAATACCAAGGTTTGTAGTATAGGTACTAGGCATTACCTCTTCCTCTATGCCGCGTCTGACCAGTTAGGGTCTTGTGTTGGTGATATTGTACTCCATCCTGCGTTATCGGATGGATCAATGTCACCCCAGCTCGGGTCTTGTGTCGGTGATATCTGATCCCACAAAAACACTTGACCCTGCGTCGATGTAAGTTGCTCGCCTGTCACAGAAGCGGTTATTGATATTATAGCACTTACTACACCAGTTCTGGTGTTTGCTGTACTTCCTGTAACTTCGAATGTTGCAGTCAAGCCTGTTGTGACTGTGCCTGCCGCTGATGTTGCCTGCTCTCCATCTACGGATGCATTGGCATTAGCCTTGATATCTGCTCTTACTGAAGCAGTTGCGATCATTGACGACCCAGCAACCGCTACACCTGTTTCGCCAGAAACGGTCACTGAACCATCGGCTGATGTCAGTTGCTCGCCTGTTACAGATACGCCAGCGTCTGCCTTGGCTGTTGCGGTCCCGGAGGTTGCAGTTGCTTGCTCTCCGGTTACCGAAAATTCTGCAGTTGCAGAAATTGATACAGTACCGCTGTCACTCGTCAGGCTTTCACCTGTAACAACCTGCGTCACACCCTGTGTGGTTGTAACGCTTCCATCGGTTGATGTAACAAACTCTCCATCAGGAGATGCTGTGGCTCCAGCTTTGCCTTCGGCGGAACCATCAGTTGACTGAAGCTGTTCTCCAGTCAGTGTAAATGTTGTGTTCGTGGCAATGGTTACACTGCCATCGGTTGCCGTTGCCTGCTCCCCTGTTGGGCTAACAACAATATCGAGTGCAATTGTGACATCACCTGCTGATGATGTTAACTGCTCCCCAGTGACGACAATCGGAGTCTTTTCACCCCAAGGTCCATCACCCCAGTCACCACGACCCCAGCCTGATAGATCTTCGTTGAAGGGCAGGCCCCACTCGCCTTGCCCCCAGTCGCCACGACTCCAACCGTCAGCCATGGCTCAGGTCCTTAGGCGATTTCGATGATGGCAGTCGCTGATGTTGGATCAGGGAACTGAATAGTAAAGTCACCTGTTGTTGCGGTCTTGTCACCGCCAAAGTCCAACACAATTACCGCTTCATTCGATGTGTCTTTGTAAATCAAAGCGCCGCGAGCTGTCAGGGATACGTTCGAGAATATTTCGTCAGCAAAGTCGCACTGAGCCGTACTGCCACTTAGGGCTGGGGTGATGTTCGTTAGAGCTTGTCCACCGCCCGTGTAGTTCGTGCCAGTGGTTGAGACTTCGTTCGTTGAGGTTGGATCAGCCGCAGGATCTGCTGGGGCGGCATATGCTGTCGTACTTGCACCCAGTGTTGCGCTCGATGTAAACAAGGCAATGTTGTATGTGTTGCCTGTTGTCGCTGTGAAGTTGTGAACGCCTTTCAGGACATCAGTCTTGAAGACATTACAAATCGCTTGTGAAATCGCCATTGCTATAGCCTCTTGATAATTTCGGCCATGTCTTCGTGGCCTTGGTTCATAAACATATTATACAGGGTTGTGCGCTCTGACCGCTGGGCCATTGCGAATTGCCTAACCAACAGAGCGCGTAATTGCTCCCTGAATACTTCGGCTTGTTGCTTGATAACCGGGTGTGAAGTATCTGAGATTCTCATGATCTTGTTCACGGTTATATCGGCAAGTTCTTCTGGGTTCATGCCACGACCCTGCGTGGCTACCACATTCACGGAACCAATTGTGGTTCCGGCTGTTTCTGACATCATGTTACACGGGGCCTTGGTTCACCATCTCTGTAACTATCCATTCTATTACGACCTTCACCCAAGTTATACAACTGGGCAACTGCTTCGTTGTATCGGGTCGTGTACAGAGCAATCATGTCTGGCTCACCTTTCATGAAGGTGTATGCCTCAATCAAACTTCCATACAGAAGAACTGTTTCTGCGTTATCGCCAAGCCAGCTTGTTCCTGCTGTCACGATTGATGGTGGATCGTAGTAGTAATGCAGTTGCACTGCATATGCTGAATCAGGTGTCGGACCGAGAATAAAGAACTCATCGTCAAAGATTGCATAATACTGCGGCAAACCCTGAACAGTACGGTTCGGGTATGCCTCACGAATAAAGTTCACATCCTTTGGTAGCAGGAAGTGGTAATCCGAATCACCGTCAACAACAGCTAACGAGAACACAGAAAGAAAGTCACTAGGTTGTGCCAAGAATCGATCGCCCAATGTCAGCGTACCTGATTGGTTCCGGCGCAGATCAGGGATCTGCACTGCTCGGTTGATACGCTCTTCAGCTTGGCGAACGAATACTGGGATGTTGTTAACGAAAGTTGTTTCGTCGTTCTCGCAGTAGTCTTGTATCGCCTGTGTCAGCTCTGTGTAGTTCATTCGCTATCCATGTACAAGTTGTCGAATGTAATCTCTGGATCAAGGTAACTCGGGTGACCTTCAGCAGAGTGCGTGTACTGGCTTGGTGTAAAGTCAGGAGCACCTTCGCCTGTACGCCATAACGCTGGAGATGTTGCCCGAACTCGATTGTTCGGCAACGCCACAATGTTTCCTGTCCATGGCCCGTCAGTGAGATACATCACATGTGACTGCTTGTGCTGATCAGGAGAGTCTGCAATCTCATGATCCGTATAGTCCACAGTGAACATGTATCGTGCGCTGTAGAATTCGTGGTTGATCTTTGCCAGCCACGGACTTGAGCTTACACGATTGTATATGACTGACTCGTGATGGCGCGACATACAATCCCAAGGCTGGGCAATATGATCTTCCATTCGATCAGGCCACTCCTCCAATGGGATGTCAGCGACTAACGCCTGAATCGGCATTCTCGCCCACATCGCTCCACCATGAACATTTTCTGCAACTGCAGAATTTTGATCATCATCAATCTCACAGCCGGTAAACACCACCTGAAAGCTCAGTGAGCGATCGGGTATGGTGTGGACCGCAAACGCTATCGCGTGAATAAACTCGCCGTGATAGCGCATATGGTTGCAGGTGAACTCCCTGCGTACCCAGCATTTAAAGCTTGGGCAGTTTGACGTTAAGTACGGCATTACGCTCCTCGGGTGAACTTGCCTCCTTTTGTTGCCGCGCCCATGCCGCGAGCAACTCCACCCTTCGAGTATCCCTTAGTCTTCTTCATGACGCCACCCGCCGCATAGCCTTTGGTCTTTTTAGTCATGCCGCCGCCCATCATCTTGCCTTTGCCATCTGCCGCAAATGCTGGAACCTTCTTGCCATTCTTTGTAACCATTGGCATCTTGCCGCCTGAGGCATAGCCCTTAGTCTTCTTCATTGCTCCACCCTTCTTAGCCGCTACCGGTATCTCTTCACGAGCCTTCTTGCGAGACTCTGCTTTTCCGGGCATAAAACGATCAAGCAATCTGCCTTTTGGTTTTGCACTAGACGCGCCGCTAGGCTTAGCATATGGCTTTGCTGAGCCTGCTTCTGGTGAGACTGCCTTGCCCATCGACTTAGCCCCCGAAGTCTTGGAACCCGACTTCCGCATAGTACCACTCGTGATCTCTTTCGAAGTCATTCCGCGATATGGGCTTCTCTTTGATCCTGTCATCTTGGATACTTCGGTCTTTGGCGGAACTTTCAGAGATGCTCCGGCCCGAATCTGATTTGCGTTTTTGATCGATGGGTTCATTTCCATCAGCTTCTTGACTGTCGTGCCTCTGGCTTTTGCAATCGCTGATAGCGAATCTCCTGACTTGATCTTATAGCTTCCTGATTTGTTTTCCTTCACAGCCTTTGCTGTGTCACGGAAAGACATTCCCCCACCCCTTCTTTTCGAAATGGGTTCCATCGGGGCTGTTTCGCCAGACTTACCGCGCATCTTCTGTTGACGCTCAAGGTCTTTCTTTTGTTGCTCTTTTGTCTTACCTGTTGTCATGGCCCCCTTTTTCGAGGGCGTTGGTACTATCTTGATCGGCATGACGAATCTCCTTAGCTGATCTGGATTGTCACGGTCCCTGCTGTCGCGACAAGCGCTGGCGGAGGACCAAACGGGTTCAATGTTTCCTGACTGAGTGCAGGATAGCTGAAGGTAACACCCTCAATGAAGCGATCCGGTCTTGGGTCGAGCAAAGACTGTGGATCAAATATTTTCAAGCGACCCAGAAAGTTCTGCGGTTGATCTGGATCAACAACATCTTTCCCAACCCGAAACCCTGTACGAACACCATCCTTGTATTCGTACACCAGTTCGCTCAACGGATATCTGAACCCTGTCTTGTCGCAGAATCCAAAAGCTTTGCTTCCTTTTGCGTACAGCGGCATTTAGATACCCGTCGTATAGAACGTACTGTATGGGATGAAACGAATTGACGCAGACTCTTGGTCTTCACCTGCCGCCAACTCGAACTGAAACTCATATTCTTGCTTGAGTGCCACGACACGATCTGATACTTCGGGTCTCTTCATGGCAATGTAGTACGCGAGACCTGACACCAGACACGGAACAAAGCGAGGTGGCACATCTGCTGTTCCGGTCACGCCTTCAGAGATGCTGGAGATACCCTGCAATCTGTAATACGCGAACGTGTATGTCTGTGTGTTATCTGGTACGGGCCAAAGTGTCACGGTTGTTTCGGTCGCGAGACGGCGAACAAACCCTTGTGTTGGCCTTCCCTGATTGTTTTTGTTGGTTTGCTGTGAATAAGTCGAAACACTAATCCGCTGGAGGTTAGAATCAATCTGGTTTTCACCTGAGCCTGTACGCAAAGACATCTCAATCAAATCGATCGTGTCGGTTGGTAGTGAGTATGTTGACGTACCCGCTGTTAGAGCAATTGTTCCGGGCTGGATCGTCCACAGGTTTAAGCCACGGTTCTGCCACTCAAGGGTCAAAAGGTTCAGTGAACGCCGCGCTGTCTTGAGATCGTAACCAGTACGCATCTGAAGACCTGC